AATAACCCTGTGCTCGGACCGCGTCACGAAGGCATCAACACCCGCGACAGTCCCTAAAACCTTAGCCGCCGCCACCTTGGTGGACTCTTTCGCGTCATCGTTTGCCAGCACTTTCACCAGAGAATGAATAACCAAAGCCCTCAATTGTTGGGGCGTTTGATATGCAACCGCGTCGTTTGCCGCCTTCATTACTTCTATTTCCCGCGCGATTCCCTCGTGCTTTTTAAGTTGGCTTGCGTGGTTGCCTACTGTCTTGGGCTTACCCTTCGCGTTGTATGCCTTTCGGTAAGCACCCGCACCGGTCTCACCGCTGGCAACTAAACGGGCAAATTCTTTTTGTTTATGGGTTAGTTCATTGGAAACGCCTAGAACGCTATCCATAGGGACAGTCTTTATAGCTTCCCTTAATTGTTTACGACTCAACTGCATAACTGCCCCGCTTCGCGTAGTGATACCGGCGCCGATTCTACCGGAACAAACACAGAACTGTCACCTATGCGACAAAAACCGGCTGCCGTGTCACCTATGCGACAGACAACACCCGAAACCGGTGGCAGTATCTATACCCATGCAAGCCACACCGGCAAGCACTAACCGAAAGGGTAAACAATGAAGACTGTCCGCAAACTCACTTTTTACACTGACGCCGGTCACGGCTGGCTCGAAGTCAACCGCGCCGACCTTGACGCGCTCGACATTTCCCACCGAATCACGCGCTACTCTTACGAAAAGAACTCACGCGTATACCTAGAAGAAGACTGCGATGCTTCGCTTTTTATGGAAACCGCCAAAGCCGCGGGCTGGGTTTTCAACATTACCGAAGCCTACGCCGACCCCTCACCGGTGCGCGACTTCGCCCGCTATCAGCCCCGCGTCACACCCGCCGCACTAATCAACGCCGCCCAACGCTTGGGAAAACTCCACATTGTCAACATTACCAACTGAAAGCACCATCATGCCTAATCACTGCGCCAACTCACTCAAACTCACCGCCACCACGCCCGAAACCCGCCAAATGCTGGACGCTATACGCTCCGCCATTGCAGACGAAGAAGGGTTTTTTCAAATAATCGACCCTTGCCCCGCTGAACTGATGGACACGCCCGCCAAGTATCCGGCAGACGACCGCGAAGCCGAAAACCTAGAAAAATTCGGGTTTAGAAATTGGTATGAATTTCAAGTCGCCCGATGGGGCACCAAATGGAACGCCTACGAAATCAATAAGCTGGCAGACACCGACGACACTTTATTGATTGAATTCGACACCGCTTGGTCTCCGCCTGTCGGCATATACCAAATGATGCACGAAAAGGGTTTTCAGGTTGAAGCCACATTTTGCGAGCAAGGTTGCGACTTCGTGGGTTATTGGAAAGACGGACACGACCACACGGATAGCCTTTCCAAGGTTTCACCCGCCTTTTATGACGATGACGCCGGATTTTCATACGATGAACTCGAGCACTATTTCACCGCCCACGGAATCGACCACACACCCGCACATTTTGGAGGCTAAGACCATGACCGAATTATTCACACCCGCCGAACTCGTCGAAATTGTCGACACTCTGGCAACTATTCGCGCCCATATTGCAGATGAAACCGCCCGCGCCGACACCTACCGCGATTGTCTAATCGCCGCCAAGGTTGACGCCGTAAACGGAACCCTGCACCGCGCGACCATCACCAGCACCACGCCAACCGCGACCGATTGGCAAGCCATTGCCCGCGCACTCAGCACCGACCCTAAAAAACTCGAAAGGCTTATTAAAAAGCACACCACCAACCAAGCCACGCGATACACAGTCAGAATCACCGCCCGAAAGGTGAAAGCATGAAAGCCGCCCGCGTTGTAACTGTCACAGTGAAGCGCGTGTATGGCATGCCGGTAATTTATCCGGCAGACGCCAACGCACGAAGCTTCGCAGCCATTGCAGGGACAAAAACCATCACGCCCGCCGCCCTCCGGCACATTAAAAATTTGGGTTTTGAAATCACCGAACAAACAACACCCGCCGCAACCCTAGAGGATATCCACGCATGAAAACACTTTGCATCACCGAATCAGGCAACCGCAAAACCGGAAGAATACCGACCACTTACGCCGAACCGGACACTTGCCCGCCCTCATGCCCGCATTACCGCACCGACTGCTACGCCGAAGACTTTTACACCCGGCTCGCCTGGAACCGCGCCGCCCGCGATGGCAAATCGTTGCCGGATTTAGTGGCATTTATTGAAAAAATGCCAGCCGGTCAACTATGGCGCCACGCCGTCGCCGGTGACCTATGGGGAAAGGGTGAAAAGGTAGACCCCGCCGCGCTGGGTGAAGTGGTTCGCGCCAATATTGGAAAACGCGGGTTTACTTACACCCACAAGAAAACGCCGCAAGCCCTCAAGTGGATAGCCCACGCGAACCGCTGGGGCTTTACGATTAATCTTTCAGCCGACGATGCAGGGGAAGCCGATAAGCTCGCCGCCCTAAATATCGCGCCGGTGGTGTGTATCGTGCCGATGGACACACCCGAAAAGTCAGCCACACCCGAAGGGCGCCCGATAACTATTTGCCCCGCGCAAACAATCGACTACATGACATGCGCAGTCTGTCAGTTATGCCAAAAAGCCGACCGCCGCGCCATTGTGGGTTTTCGTGCCCATGGCACCCGCGCCAAACAAACCGACCAACGCGCCCGCCGCGTGATACCAATTGCGAAAGGTTAAACCATGCAACACCCCACACCATACGGAATTTATGTATCAGTGGAAATTGTCAGAGACACCGAAACCGATACCGCCCGCGTTGACATTCACGCCCCGATGTATATGCGCAAACTTTGGACAATGCCGCACTCATACCGCGCGAGCCACTTTACCGACTCGCAAATTTTGAAAGACTCAGATTTTGCCCGCGTCATGTTGGCGCACTACAAATGAAATACCAAACAATGAACACCGCCCAAACAATCCAAGAACAAGACGCCGAAGCAGAATATCAAATGCGCTTGCAATTACGCGCCGCGCTATTTGAAGCGCTGGCACTTCTAGAAAATCCAGACGCCGAACCCGAAGACGCCGACCATGTAACCGCCCTAATTATTCAAACCTTAGAGGATACCGCCCCATGAAACCCGAAACGATAGACGCACACACCGCCGAAGCCCTAGACCTAGACCCGAGCCAAGACCCCGACACCGCCAAGAGTGTCGGCAGATACTTAAAACAAGCCCGCCGCCGGTATCAATCCAATTACTGGCGCGCCGGTGGGCGCGAATACTACCGCAACAAATCCGGCACTTGTGAAGATGCGCCGTGTTGCGGGTGTTGTAACGCATGACGACCGACCAAGCCCGCGCCATTGTGGGGAACTGCGCCCAATGGGAACTGCGCACCATTGTGCGCGCTTTATCCCGCCTGCAAATACTTAACACACCCGAAGAAAACCAGCGCCTAAAAGCCGCGCGCCTATTATTGAAAGCCAAACAATGAACGAAGACCCAACCCCCAACTATTTCAGCACACCCGCCGAAATTGTCGATTATTACGACTCGCACTTGCAATTAACCCTTCGCGAACTTGCAGACATGACGGGGCGCACAATCCCCGCCCTTAAAAAATTATTGATGGCAGACGAACAACAAAACCACAGGGGCAACAAATGAAAACGCAACGCATAAAGAACACAAAAACCGGTGAAGTGGGGATTTTAATTAAGCACTGCAAAAAGACTGTAAAGGTTTTGACGCTACACCAAACGATTAAAAACGCCCACGCAATCAAATACTGGCGCGTTAATTACTGGCGCGATATTGAATCAATTTGAAGGGCAACCAATGAAACACACCGAACACGAATACATAACCGCTGGCTACAAATATGAGACCGGCAAAGCACAAGCCGACACCATACGCGCCATGCTAGACGCTGAGCACCCGCACGACCGCCCCGAAGCCCGCCGCCTAATCGAACAGGGACGCGCCGAAGGGCGCAAAGTGTCGCGCAAGTGACTGACACGCCCGCCAAGCGCGGGCATATTCAAAATTCAACAACCGAAAGGGCAAGCAATGAAACTATTTACTGTAACTGTGCGCATGACCGCTGAGCGCACGATTACCCTCGCCGCCGATAGTGTGGTGGAGGCGTCAGAGGCCGCGCAGGAACTCTTTGACACGCTAGAGGAGGCCGATTACATCGACAAAGAAACCACAATGGTGGAGGCATAAACCATGGGATATTTTTCAAAGTGTTGCTCTAAAACTAATTTGCCCGTGGTGGTTTACGCCAAGGGCTATCCAGAGTTCAACCAAATCGTGGCGCTCACACCCGATGGCAGGGTAGTGGAGGGCTCATACGATGGCTATGGATGTGTGGGTGATGAAAACCTACGCGAAGACTACGCCGGCAGGTGGATATGGGAGAAGGTCAAATTTGTTTTGAAAGACCACTACAACGGGGAGAAATACAACGAACTGCCCCGCTCCAATGACGAGATGGCGCAGGGCTATTTCATGGCAAATGATTTTCTTGAATACTGCAAGAAGAATGGGGCATTCAAGAACCGAGCCGCCTATGTGCGGGCATTCAAGAAATACGCGAACTGGTGAACAACATGAAACCATGGCAAGAATACACGCCGCAAGGCATTGACGATCTAGCGGAGGAGGCGCTTGACGCCGCCGTTCGCGTGATACAAGACCGCTTGGGAGTTGAGACCGGCGACCATGCTGGCTTATTTTTCTCAGGCTCAGCGGGAGATGACATCAAAGAATGGCTGCGCCGGTATATCAAATCTGAACTTAACAACACACACCAAAAGGAAATAGCATGACACCACAAGAACAACGCGCCTTTGTTGAGGCATATTCACGCAATGTTGCAGATGTCCCCGATGATAGGGTGGCAAAGTTTGTTGAAAGCTACGCCAATGGGGAGGATATGGATTATTCGTGCGATTACACAAGCATTATGGATGCCCTTGGTATGTGGAATAGTGCAATTGAATTCCAAAGACAAAGGGAGGCAGCATGAAAAAATTTGTAATCACGGCATCGAGCATCACTTACTACACCCTTGAGGTGGAGGCAGATAATCTAGAGGAGGCGCAAGACCATGCCCGCGCCGCCGATGGTGGAGACTTCACGCAAGACGGCATTGGAGACTGGGAAATTGTGGAGGTGCGAGAACTTACTTGATGCCGTCTACCATACGCGCCAAGGCATAGGACACTTTGAACAGTCCCAGCCTTTGGTGCGCATCGTTGAAGTCTTCACCCACTACATCGCTCATCCAATACTGCCAGCCAATTTCCTTGGCCGTTCTTTCCCCCGTCCCGCTCTCGTCATTGTCCGCAACGATCAACCCCGTGCCCTCAATTGTGGAGGCGATCTTCTTCATGTTGCCGGCCGAGAAACACACGTGGATCGTGTAGCGCTTCTTCATATTCTTCAGCGCCTTACGGATTGACAGGCCTGTAGCGTATCCCTCGCAAAGAATGTGGAGGCCTTTGTTGTCAAAGCAAAACTCTGCTCCGGCGGTGCGCTGGCCGTAAAGAAACTTCTTGGTGCCCTCGTTGTCAATGATCTGCAACCCGACCAAGTGACCATCCACCCGCATAGGAATGATGAGGAACTGCTTGCCGTCAAACGCCCAAATGTTTCCCTCCTCATCGTCAAAGCCCTTGGCCTTCAAGTATTCGTGCTTGCCGAACTGACATTGCTTGAGGATGGTGGCGGCCTTGTCGGCTGCCTGCTTCTGCATGCGGAGGCGCTCCATCTCTGCTTCGTTCGCCAGCTTCTGGAAGTCACGCTTGGCACCCTCTGTTACCTTGTCGTCTTTCCATACTGACACCTCTGTATCTAGTGCGTGATTCTGTGCGAAGCCATGGTCACCCATCCACTTGACTGCACCGTTGCGCTTGCGCGGGTGATCCACCGTGGGGTAGCGGCGCCACACACCAAGTGGTGGAGGCGTGTTGATGACGATGCCCAAGGCTTGGCAGAAGTTGATGAACTCCATTACTCCGCCTTAATCTGCTTGGGGCACACGCCATTCTTGAATAGAGGAGGCGCGATCAAAAGATATCTGACCTTGCCTGATGTGGGCGTCTGTGTGCGGCGGCACTCCATGCAGGGCGCCAGCCAAGCGTTGTCCTCATCGTTAAGGTGGCGAGCACCGCGGCAACGGGCAACATCTAGTGGTAACGTTTCCATCATGTGTTCTCCTTGATTTGATAGTCTTTGAATACAGCACCCTTGCTTGCATCACCCTTCCAGCATTCGCTTACCCATCCGCGTTTGCCTGACTTGTAGGTGCGCCAATGACCGCGAACTTGGTGCCGGCGTGGGCTAGCGTGCGTGCCGCCTTGGTGATCGTTCTTGGGCTTTGGTGGTTCTATTTCCACCGTGTGCCAATCAAATGTCAGGGCGGCCTTACCTTTTGACTGACGCTTTTGATTGATGAAGGTGCGCTTTGGGGTGGGGCGGTAACCCTGCGACTGGTTGGCAAGTTTTATCAACACAGCTAGCACCATCCGATGGACGGGCTTGACATCTTCAATGGTTATCTCTTTGTCCTTCTGATAAATTCTGAAACCTTCGCCGGTAGAAACATAGGCATAGGGAGGAAAGTATTTCCCTCCATGCCACATGGAACAACCGCCCACGGTCACCGAACCGTCACCACTCAAAAGCCAAAGAGCAAAGTCTTTGCCTTGCGTGTCCAAACCAACGATGCCGGTTCTCTTTGAGGGAAGATTCATCAGGAAATCCGCGGGCACCTTGGTGTCAAGTGCGGGCTCCATTTGGCCAACATCAAACCACAAAGCAGTCTCCGGCTCTGGCGCAAACTTTACCGCCTTGCAAACTAACGGAGTCATTGCGGTCTCGCTTCTTCATCGAAGTCCATGTCTGGCGGGTGTGGAATATCGTCATGCACAATCACGCCCCTCTCGTCTGCAGGCAAGAACTTGCCGCACACCACGCAGTAATATCCTTCCATCATGCTTTCTTCTCCTTATTAGGCCATTGCGCCCAGATGACAGGGTTGCCGACCATCTCTTCGTTGCCGTCAATGCGCATCAAGAACTCATTCAACGACACTTGAGTGGGTGGTAGCTTCTTCAGCTCGTTGAACAGGAAGTACAAGTCAAGCATGCGTATCACAAGGATGCGTTTACCATCGCTGTCTTCATAGATGGTTTCATGATCTTCGTTCTCAACGAACCTGCTGAACTCTTGGTAGTTCATGTGTTCTTCTCCTTGAGTTGGTGATACGCCCATCTGACGCCTTCTCTCCACGCTTCGGCAGTTATGGTGTATGGGGTTCGCAGTAAACCTTGGTCGATCTCAGCATCCGTCAGCCCAGCCCATTCACGTTTTGGCTGTGTATTGGCATGGCTGTAGGGCGCATACTCAACTGCAATCACCTTAATCCTGCCGTCAGGCAAGCGCTTGATGATGCTGACGCAGGGAGTGTCGCCGACCTTACCCCAATCCACGCCCCATGTAACAGACTCGTCTGCGCCTGTCACGCCTGTTGCCACCCTCTTTTGTTCGTCTTGCCAGTTCATAGTTTCATTCCTTTCTTCATCATCCTGATATAAGCACGCTTCTTCTTCTCAACAAACTTCACAACTTCGTCTGGCGGGGTGACCGGTGCATCGCTTAAATTGCGAGGCCACACCCCAAACTTGTCCTTGTATGTGTGTGCCGCCCAGCCTGGGGATTTACCCATGGCGTGAACATACCACTGCAAGCCTGACCACCATGCCTGTTTGTTCTCGCGGCTCATGGTCTGCAGCTCTGACATCTCGCCCGGCACATCCTGCACAAGGCTACGCTTCTCACGCACATAACCGCAATGCGCACAGGTGTCCATGTACTTGGGCATGTAGGCGTCACACTTGGGGCACTTGGCTTCCTTCTTTTCCTT